CAATGAGGACGTGTAACCGTTGCCCATCGTTGAAAGCATCTCCAAACGCACGCTTCCACCCACAAGCCTGCCAAGGTTATGTGGTAGGATCGTCCTGCTACACCGTGTCTTCAGCAAGAAAGACCGCTGGGACTTCGGTATGTGTTCTAGCACCAATTTTCCGATGCTGTCACTAGCAGACTTAAGGTCAATGGTGGCCAAGTGGCCACTAATCGATCCCCGACGTGCGAGCTCGCGATTGCGGTCTGGCTGGGTAGCCAGGTCAACACCGTAGTCACCGAGGCGACGTTCGATGAGATTACTAATCCCGCGCTGAAAGAACATATTCAGCGTAGGCTCAGTCGCGATCACGCGGCTTGTCTTATCGTTCTTCGCAACAAAACCCAACTTGTTTGCGTCACACACGACCACGGAGTACCCCTGGCTCAATCGAGTTTCCTCGGCTTGAGACCACTTGAAGTTCCGGTCGATCGCGCGCCTATATATGTCATATAGGTCACTATGACTCACCGACAGAGGAGAAGCGAACATCTTTGAATAGAAGTCCGTACTCGTCACCAACTGGTTGCTGCCTGTTCCAAGGTCGCCATGACTGACGATCTCAGACCATTCGTGCAACAGTGGCATCCCGTTTGGGTTAAAGAACTCGTAAACTGCTTTATTGAAGCAGCCCATTAGTTCAGCCTCCCATTCGAAAATCGGTACCTGGCTTTGTTTGCCAACAGCCTCATTGACCTTGAGAAAGGTTGTGAGGGCTGTGGTGTTGCAACGCTTCTCGTCGAGCTCCATCACCTGTTTCTTGGTGAAGTTCTCTATTAGGAGCGCCGCAGCAACACGGTTTGCATCACCGCTCATCATCTCGATGGCGGAATTAGCAAGATCTGGGTAGTTACCCAGAATGTCAGATTTGACGGCTTTGAAAAGAGCAGTGACTGATATCACGTGTATTACTCCAAAGTTGGTATAGATGCGCGGCTACGCTCCCAGTAGCTCAAGCAGACGCTTGAGTACCGCCAGTAAGACTGGCCCAGGGGAGAGTGCCAACAAGCAGAACACTATCCACGCAATGTGGACAGACAGCGCTTGAGGGCCCATTCGAGAGCCCTCTTGATCGTGTCTCGGAAGAGCCACGACACTACGCTGCGCCAGTGGTGAGCGTGTCCTTGATGCCCGGCAAGAGCTGGGTCGTGGCGCCAAAAGCCGCGGACAACATCGCAAGAATCTGCGAAGGGTCATGGGTTTCAACACCAGCCTCAACTTCGAACTGGACACGAACAACGCTTAGGCGAGCTGCTTGACCGGATACAGGCACACCGCCCTTACGGACGATAAGCTCATACCGGTTACGCCGGATCGGGGAGCGAAGAACGCCAGAGGCGTCAACGACACCGGGACTCACGAGTGAGACTGGGTTCTTCCACGAGATCGTGAAAGGACTTGCAATCGAGTGAGCGGTGACCCCGGTCTGTGTGCCGCCGAGGGCGGCCACGTACCAAGATTTGGTAACCCCAGGAACGGAGTCAGTAACGACTGTGTAAGTCGGTGATGTGAGACCTGTGATAGCAGCGCCAGTCACGGGAGAACTCAGATTGATTGACATTTCGTCATTTCCTCAAAGGAGATTAACCAGCTTTGATCAAACGCTGCGTTAGAACACGCAGTCGTCTCGCGGCCAGCTGTTGCCACCCAACAGTTGCAACCATAGACCACCGTAGTGGATTCAGGTTGTTCTGAAAGGTGAGTGTTGGGAGCGGTACACCGCCAGTCAAGGATCTGGTGATCCGTGTTCTGGTGGTAGTGTCTGTCCCTGGGCTGCAAGAGTGGTATAGCACCCTATACGGTGGACTGATAGAGGATGCGTCAGCAAACGTCGAAACGTCCTTATTCAGGATGACTTGCGTCACCTGCGTTGAGGCCGTCACAAACGAGAACTGCGAATACGCTTCGATAACATCGCCGGCGTTGGACACGTAGTCCGCTGCCCATGACCAGGGTAAAAGCTCCCAGATCGTTGGAGCAATGCTTCTCTTGTCGATTCCCAATGCAGTTGGTAGTGCGAATTCGGTAGGGTCCAGAGCAATCATCGTTAGATACTTGATGGTTACCTCGACCGACCGCACACGCGTGCAGCTATAAGACCCACCGGTGAAATTAAACGCCGTGTTACGTGGGCTTGTGCCAGAGTTTGCAACCTGGCCCCTAGCTACATAGCGAACCTTGCTCTTCCGCCTGGATTTCTGTCCATAACGCAATGTCGAGAGGGCCAAGCCCTCAAGATCATCAACGAGAGGAAGCATACCAAAACGAAGCTTGATCCACTCCTGTGACGCAAAGTCAATAAGTTTCTTGACATCGCGGGCGGTTTGCCGTGTCGTGTACTTCGCAGCCGGTTGAAGATTGGCTGCTCGGCGACGAGCACGTTTCTCCGCTTGAACCACAGTACGGCGTAATCGCCGCTCTACGCGTTTGTAAGCCCCCTTGAAAAGCGAGCTCACCTGTGTGACATAATCGATGCACAGTTCAGCCGATTTTCCGGCCTCTGCTAAGAAAGCGGCAGTAAGAACTTTCCGCTCCTTCGTCCACTTGGCTACTAGCCCAGCAGAGCAACTATTACGCACACTTACCAGGAGACTATCCTCTTCGGCAATTGACGGCTCCGCGACATCTGCTGTTCCCCACCTGCCGGCGTCATCATATGAATGATACGACGTCGACTTAGGCGAAGGGCCAGCTACACCGCGGCGTTGGAACCCACGCACAATTACGCGTTGGGTCAGATCAACTGCCATTGGGCCTGTGACAAGGCCTTGGTCACTTTTGGAGAATTTCTCTTTAAAGTTTCCGTTGTACCCGCCACAATACACTGTGCCTAGACTGTACTGCTCACCAAACAACCCGGTGTTCTCGTCCCATGAAGTCGGCATAACGGGGCCTTCGGCCTCGCCAGTCCGGCTATATCTCATGAACGGGATCCTAGTGTTGTGGGTGACAGTCTTATCTTCGGCCATGTGTAGCTCCAGGAGGCCACATCAAGTGATGTGGTTAGCGCATCTGCGCCAATTCGCTCTCGCGACAGGACGCGACGTGGGACTTCCC